AGTTTGGAATGTGAAGTTTGAAGCGATCGGATCTGATTCAAAAAATACCTGGATCCATAAAAATATTACCGGAACCGGCCTCGATACTGCTTTTTTGATTAAAGACTATGGCGGGACTTCCTGTTTTGACGGCACGGTGATCGAATATAATACGACATTAAGCGGCTCGCCTTTTGGTTATACACCAAACAGAAATTGGAACGATTCTACCGGGGCTTATGACGACGTGGGGAAACCCGGTACGATTGGAACGCTCGTGGTACAGAAGAATGTTTTTAAGGACACAAAAAGTTCCTACAATCCCGCCGGGAATGCGGAGGAAGGGTTTTACGTTGCGGCGGTTTACGGCAGCGACACCGATTATAACGACGCTAATCCCGATTTTTCTAGTGTAAATAATTGCTTTTTTAATCCAAACGCGGCGATCAGCTTTAACTATTTCGGCGCGAATGGCGGAGCCTACGGAACGCTTGGGGCGGTCTATAATTTTGCGGCGTGGGTCGCTTTCGGGAAAGATGCTGGATCTTACAACCGCGATCCGCAATTCGATTCTTATCTCCGCGCCACTGATACTTTTTGCGCAGACAAAGGATGGTTAAAACTTTCCGACGAAAGCAATCCGGCCGCGGCTCCGGCAACTTCAAATCACATTTACTCTCAACGAATTGCGAAAGTCCTAAAAGGTCGACGGGTTTTTAAATGAAAAAGTTTCGATACCTAGTCGTTTATTTTTGCGTTGCTGTTCTGCTTCTGCCTTCGTCGGTGCTCGCGGCGGTCATTACCTATTATGTTAATACCGATTGCACTAGTTTTGCCGGTGATGGAACCTCGAGCGCCTGCGCAACGTCCGGCGGCGGTGTCGGTGCCTACCAGAATGTTGATCAGGCGATAACGGCTCGCACACAAAATTTAGTTTCCGCCGGAAACCAAATGGATATTTTGTGTCGCGGGGCGGCTGCGGATACGGTTTGGCTTGGCGATTTGCACGGCATGACCACTGGCTCGTCAACTTTTGTCAGAGTGAAGGGCGACAACGCGACAACCGGGAAACATTTAGGTGTCTGGTCAACGGGTAAATTTAGGGTTTCGAATTCAAACTACGGGGGCGCGATCGTTCCCACCGGATGCGCTAGTAATACCTGCTATCTCCGGTTTGAGAATTTTCAAGTCGAAAATAAAGGAACCGGATCGGATCCGGCGCGCGGCATATTTTTTGGGGATGCTGGCGCAACGCAGGGCGTGTTTTATGTCAGACAAATGCTTATCCGATATAATCCGTCAAGCACGCCGACAACGAACGGGCAGAATTCCGGTATCATGATCCAATCGCATGGTAGTACCGGAACGCGTAAAATATTTGCGATCAATAATGTCATTTATGGTTTTCATGCCGCAGGTTTTTATTGGAATAGTGCGGGCGGCGATGTCGGCGAAGAAGTTTACGGTTTCAATAATACAATTAAAAATAACGGCTCGGGCGGCGATGTCGGAATTTTTAGCTATGGCACTTCTGATATTTTCCAGTGGAAAAATAACATCATGGGTAGCTACTACCGCGAATCATCGGCCACAGATACTTTTAGCACCAATTCAACGACGGATACCAGTGGCCCAAATGCGGCGTTATGGAATATTTCGCCAACGTTTGTCTCTGAAACCTTCGCAACGGCTGATTACCATTTAGCCGGTGCTGACACGGGGGCAGTTGAAAAAGGAACGTCGCTAGCGGCGGATCCATCCGCTGCGTTTTCTTCCGATTTTGAGGGCGATACGCGGCCGCAAGGAACGTCGTGGGATCTGGGCGCGGATGAGCGAGTGCCTAGTGGAAGTGGCTATAAGCCGATATTACCGTGGCAAAGAACTTTACAACCGTTATCAGGTTTAGGAACACAATGAAATTTATCAGATTAATATTAGTTCTTTTGTTGTGTCCGTCGGTTGCGTTTGCCGGGTCCGGTATTAAGTGCGGCAGTACGTCAAAAAAGCTGACGATAGCGTTCCATAAAACGGCTGATAACACCGAAACAACCGGCCTAACTAATACCGGAATATCCTGTAGCTGGTTTCAAGCTGGCGGCGCCATTTCAACCGTGACCGATTCGGCGTTGGCCTTGGTTACGACCGCCTATACGTCTGGCGGCATGATCGAAATGTCGTCGACTTCTGCACCCGGACTTTATCGCTTTGATGCGCCTGATACGATGTGGGCCTGCGGAGGTGGTGATCTAGTGACGCTTGATTGCTCCGGCACGGCGTCATTCCATTATCAGGAAACTTGGCCACTAACTTTAACGAGTTTGGACACGTTGACGGCGGCGGATGGTGTGTCACAAGCTGGCGCGGCGGGTTCGATTAATCTGGCTTCGACGGCATCTAGCGTTAACGGGTTCTATGCTTCCGCAACGTCGGGAAGCGAACACGCGATCGAAGTGTGCATTACGACCGGCGCGAGTGCGGGCGAATGCCGATGTGGTTATGACTACACCGGATCTACGCGGCAATTGGCGATTCGTCCGAATTGGACAACCGCAGCTCCAACGACCGATATTGGCGCGCAGTCGTATATTCTTCGTGACTCGCCGGATTGCGGACTTGCTGGCGCGGGCGGAAGTGGTTCCAGCTGGACGGACTCCGAAAAGCAAAATATTCGTTATGCTCTCGGTGTCACCGGAACAAAAGCCGCAACGGCTGGCGGAATTATCGACACGTTGGCAACGAACGTTTCAGCGGTTAAGACCGACGTTGAAACTTCCGGTGTTGTGCTGGCAAACGGTGCCATTACATCCGCGAAAATTGCTACGGATGCAATCGGAGCAAGTGCCATAGCCGCAGGCGCCATTGGGAGCTCGGAGATTGCCGACGGGGCGGTTACTGCAGCGAAGATTGCCGCAAGTGCTATTGGTAGTGCTCAAGTTGCTGACGGCTTCATTACGGCGGCAAAACTCGCTGCGGACAGCATTGGCGCTTCGCAGCTCGCGGCCAATGCGATCGGAAGCGCTGAAATTGCTGACGGTGCGTTTACCGCGGCAAAATTTGCAACGGGGGCGTTTACCGTTTCGACTTTTGCGACCGGGGCGTTTGACACGTTAACCGTTACCGGGAACCTGTTAAATCGGCTGGCGGATGTAGTTTGGCGGCGTGGAAATGCTGCAATTGAGGCAAGTACTTGGGGCGACGTAGTGATCAAGCAATCGCCGTACGGTATGGTTGCGAAACAAACCAACAAGTTGCAAGTATCGGGCGGAAATCTGATTTGTAAAAAGGCGGACAATTCAACGACTTTTTACACTCAACCGATTACTTCCGATGCATCCGCGTCGCCGATTATAGGGCTCGATTAATGCGCATACCGTGTTGGGTTGAAAAGTGGACAACGCTTCCCGGGCTGATTGTGGCCATGGCCCGGGAATTCGAAAAAAATACACAAAGGATGGATAAATTTATGGTTACGGCAGAAGAAATTGTTTCGAAGTCTGAAGAATTGAAAACTGCGGCGCTGGACATTCTCGCGACAAGCCAAACGCTAAACACCGCAATGGATACGGTTGTTCGCGTTGTTGGTGAAACTGAAGGACAGGTGACTAACCTTCAAACACAAATCGAAGCGCTAAAAGCTCAAGTTGCGGCTGGCAATCCTGATTTCAGCGATGTAGATCGGACGTTGACCGCAAGCCTAGAAGCGTTAGCGCAAGCAAAAGCGGAGCTCACACAGGCACAAACGGACGTTGCGACGGCTTCTTCGTCCTCGCCGGATGCCGGAACGGATACCGGAACCGGTGTTGACGTTGGTTCCGGTTCGGCGGTAAGTTAAAAAGGATTCGTCCTTTTCTTCCGGTGTAGGCTGGTGGCGGTATGTTTCTTTTGGTCGGGAAACATACCGCTTTTTTATTTTTCGACTAGTCCTGTGGAAAGGTCGATTACACGATCGCACACTACATAATTATCCAGCGTTATGAATTCTGACACGCTAGCAAGAAAAACGCTTTCGGCTTCTGCGGCGGTATCCGCTGATACTGTGTTGTGGTAGGTCGCTTCGGGCTCTCTGCTCCAATGCCAATCAATCAACCAATTATCGATTCTTTCGGCCTCGCCGGGGCCCGTTAGCAACTCGAGAATGCGCGCCAATGCTTCCCGTTCAACGTAGGGATTCCATTTTAGAAACGTTCGATTTCTGAGGTTTTCGATTAGCTCCTTATCGTCCAATGGTAGGTTCTCCGGCGGTTGGCATTGCGGTAGGTTTTGCGGCAATTCGTTCTTGCTCGCAAGCTTCAAATCGTTTGAACATATTTCCGGCTTGCTCATGGTAGTAGTCGACGCCTTGCCGCAAAACATCGCTTTGCTTCAGGCAAAGTTTCAAGTCTTTTGGCGGTTCTTCGACTGGCCGACTTGCGGCGATCGCGGCAATAGTGATCAATACGCCAATTCCGATTCCAGCTATTCCGAAAAGGTGATGTTTCATAATTTTAGATCTAAAATGGTTCTTATCGCCATTGCTGCAATTTGTATTAGTTCGTCGCGCATGAAAGTTTTATCATAACTTGGATCGTTGGACTTTAGTTTGACGATGTCCCAAAATTCTTCTAATTCCTCCTTTATTATTGCGTATGCTTCGTGTGGACTATTTAGCCGCTTAGGGTGGGCCTTTCGTGCGCGAATAAGTTCCGATTCAACTGAGCATTGAAGCCATTTAAGTTCGCTGTCCTTACGGATTTCTTCAGTCATCATAACCTTCGCCTAGTCGATACAAATCGGCCGGCAACACTTTACCGGTCGGTGTCATTAATAAATTCTTTTGCCATTCCCATATGTAAGAAGCGCCGCACGCCTTACAGTGGATGATATCTTTCTCTACTCGTCGATAAATAAACGATACCGTTTCGACCGGTTCCGCGTGGTCGGCGTTCTTGTTGCAGGTAAGGATCCGAACCTCTAACCAATCGTCGTTTTTCTTTTCGGAGCTCAAAACGGTATATCCTCATCTGTGAGAAACTTATTTGCTTCGGGCGCCTCGCCGCGATGCCAAGTTTCATCAAATCTTACTCGAGCAACTTTCTTAAATTTCCCTTCCATTCGAACAATTATCGACTTTGGCGGACGCAGTTCCCAAATCCGGCGCAGCGCTTCGTCGATAGTTTTTGGAATGGGCTTTAAGCCGCGGAGGATCCACCATTCTGCAGCTTTCTGGCGCGCGAAGCCTTCGTGCTCGAGACAAATCCATTCGGACGCCACGAAGTCGTATAAGCCTTCGTAGTAAGTCGCTTTGAAGCTGTCTTGTCCTCCTTTTTTGTCGTGCCGGGAATATTCAACGCTCGAGATAATAGCCTCGCGAGGACCGGAAAGAATTGACAGGTTGCTGGCCTTGCCTTCGGTTTTTAGCGGGGCGGGAAATAAATATCCGCAATCGGGGCAGGACCGGATCGCAATCGCGACTTCCGCTTTGCAGCGCGGGCAAATTTTCGTTGGCAATACGGCTTCCGCTGATTCCCCGTCGCCGCTCGAGCTCGCCTTTGCCCGGATAACGATTTCGTCAATTGCTCCGTGCAACTTGATGTTTCCGCCGTAGTCTAAAATCAGGCAGTCAAGCTTGCCAGTTTGCGGAGATAGGCGGGAACCGCGGCCGACCATCTGAATATACAAGCTGGCGGATTTGGTTGGGCGAACTAAGGCGACCAAATCAATGTTCGGTGCGTCAAAGCCGGTTGTTAGAACGTCGCAGTTGCAAAGTGCTTGAAACCTTCCTTCCTTGAAATCCTTCAACGTGCGATCGCGCTCCGCTTGGTCAGTCTCGCCGAAAACGCAGCGGGTCGATATTCCGGCTATCTCGAGCTCCGCGGCGAAGTGCTGGGCGTGGTCAACGCCTGCGCAGAATACCAGCCACGATTTTCGCTCCGCGCCAAGTTCCAACATTTCGTCGATAGCGCCGCGGGTAACGATATCCGTGTCCATGACGGCTTCGGCGTCCGATGCCTTGAACTCTCCGCCACGAATTCGAACGGCGGATAAATCGGCCTGCTTTTTCGGATCGTATTTACTAATCAACGGGGAAAGATAGCCGTCTTCGATAAGCTCTTTTATCGGTGCTTCGTAGCAAACTTCCTCAAAAATCCGGTCCTCGCCTTCGCATAACATGCCGGAATCAAGTCGAAACGGCGTGGCGGTAAAACCAATAATTCGCATGTGTGGATTGATTCCGAGTAACACCTTTATCAGCGTTTGATATCTGCCCATTCCGGTTTTCGGTAATAGGTGGCATTCGTCGATAATCATTAATCCAAACGGCGGAAGCATTGCCGCATTGGCAACGCTCTGTACGCCTGCGACCGTGACTTTGGCAAAGCGCTTCGATCCAAGTCCGGCGGAGAAAATCGCAAGTGGTACGCCGGGCCATGCCTGCATTAACTTTTGCGCGTTTTGCTGTAAAATTTCCTTCCGGTGGCTAATGATTAAAATCCATTCTTCCGGGCAGACTAAAAGCGCCTCACGCACGAATTCCGCAATTACGTGCGACTTCCCGGATCCGGTCGGAAGAACAACCAGCGGGTTCCCGGTCGGATGCTCGCCGAACCATTCAAAAAGTGAATCGACGGCTTCCCGCTGGTAGGGTCTAAGAGTCATACGTTTTTGTAGGTTTTGCCGCTTCGAATGTTAGTGATTGTTTTGGGTCTAACGCTGACTTCCTTTGCGATTTCTGCGTCTGATTTCGAGGACAATAGTTGTTTAATTTTTGCAACGCAGTTGTGATCTAATGGTCGGCCGGGATGTTCTTTAAAGTAGATTGTAGTTGTGGTTCGCTGCATTTTATACCTTTCCGTTCAAAATCGCTTCTCGTTGGCGTGCTTGGTTCTGCTCGCTCTTTGTTTTTTCTAGGCGGCGGAGCTCTGCAGCTTTCTCTTTATGCTTGTTGACGAGCTCTATCAGCTCGAGGCGAAAATCTGTGAAATAGTAATTAAGTGGTGGAAGCTCTGTCTTGTTGACGACTTTGTTGCAGGCGGCGCAGGACTCGAGCAATGAAATGTTGGCGTCGTTTTTCAGTTGCTCGAAGCGGAAAAGGCGTTCTTCGTTACGCTCGAATAACTGGCCGTCGTGGTTACAGTGGGAAAGCACATGGCCGTGAATATGCTCGAGGGGAACATTTGCGCCGCAGATTTTGCACGTTGTTGTGCGGGTCGTTTCGGTGTGTTGGACTTTCTTTTTTTTGGTCGTGTAAAAAGCTTCTAAGTTCATTTTTGATTTTTCCTTCTCTGCGGTTTGGTCGGAAAGGCGGTTAGCGGAAAATCCGTGAAAGTTCTTTCCGAAACGCTTCGTCTCCGTTGATAAGAATCGGTTGCCATACACCGGATTTATAGTAGTTAAACAACGAAGCAATTAAAGACGGCAGTTGTTCATGACTTAGATTTACCGCCACAAATCGATCCTCACCGGGCTCTGTATGTGTCGCTTGAATTTGCAGCGTTTGACCATAGGCTATAACGCCTAGCTCGTCTGGCTCGTCCTGAAATACCAAATAATAGTCATCCTCAACTTCAACTTTCAGTTCTGCGATCATTTAATGATTCCTCCTTGCACGTTCATTTTTAAATTAGGGTAAACGATAAAATCCGGGCCTTGGTCGACAGGTTTTCCGAACGGTAGGAGCTCCGGGATCCAAAGGTGCGCCGGACAGCCTGCGCGCTGTGTCTCGAGGTCAAGCACGGCGTTAAACTTCGTGCATTGCCATCCGCCATCTGGCGATGGTTCAGAGTGAATACACGTCCGGCAATTTAAAATCGGTAATACGGTTTTCGTTAAGCAAAGGTGTTTAAAGTGACACCATGCGCACGGCGGATAATCTATATTCTCGCTCGCTCGAGGAAGTGGAACGGGCGAGAATACAATCGTTTCTGCCTTCACCATGTTCTCGTCAAAAACCTTTTGTTCGAAGCGGATCCGTTCTGCGTATAGGTCATCCGTGTTTTTGCACTTTGCTAGATAAAAGCCGCGCTCGAGCCCCATTAAACCCATATACATTTGCATTTGAACGAAGTGTTCCAGCTTGCTCCGGCGAAGTCCTTCCGCCAGAAGCTTTTCAAAGGACTTGAGCGAGTGCGTTTTAAACTCGGCTTCGTGCGGTTCTTTCGATTCCGGCAAACCAACAACAATTCCGTCAAGGTGTCCGCCGAAGTGACCGCCAAGCGCTTGAACCGCAAATTGCTCGCCGGTATCCTCGTCGTATTCAAAAACAGTAATACCGGCTTTGCGGAGCTCCGATATAAAGCGCGCTTCCTCTTTATGGCCGGTATCAAAAAGGCGAAGCATTCGGCCTTCGTGTTTCTCGGCATCTAGGGCCCAACGAAACCCGTACCATAATTCGCGCCAGCATTTTTTTCCGAGAATCGAAGCGCCTAAATATGCGCGTTGATGTTCTTCGGCTTCGGCTTCCCAAGCGGTCCAAATTGCCTTCAGCGTTTGGCGGGCGATATCAGCGGAAGGCAATTTGGCCATGATTGAATTAGTCCTATTCTGCGGTTTCGGTTTCAGCGGTTTCTGTTTCGGCAACAACTGGCGCAACTTCCTTTTGCGTCGACGCCTGCGGGCGCCAGCTAGGAATCTTGCCTTTCTGCGTTGGCGCGACTGGCAGATTAGGCGATTCGTTTGACTCTTTAGCTTGCCGCGCGGTCGGCTTCTCATCCGCTAGCTTCGTTTGCTTTTTGGTCACGGTCGCGTTTTTCGTGGTTTCGGCGCCTGCTTTTTCAACGGACAGATACTTTCGGATCGTGTTCTTGTCGCTATATTCGCCGGTCGTGTCTTTTTGAAAACCAACGTCGGCAATAATCGGAATGTCCCACAATTCCACGTCGTCTTCCGCTTCCGGCTTGCCGACCGCGACTTTGATTGACCGCAGTTTGCGCAAGCCGATTTGCGCTGCTTTTTCGTTGTCGTGACTAAGCAAAAATCCGTCGAAAAGTTTCCTTCCGGCGAGCTCGCCTTTCCAAATCAGCAATTCAACTTTGAACCACAAATGGCCGGACTTCGTGGTTGTGATTTCGCTCTGTACGATCTTCACCGGATATTTGCCCGGCGGAATTATTTCATAATCGGCGCCAAGTTCTTCGCCGGTAGTATCGGGTAAAAACGTCATAACTATCCTTTTTTCTTTTCTTCGATTGTTTCAGCAAATGTCTCGATACCGACGGACATGGCTTCGTCGAAAGCTTGCCATTCCAGCGGAAGCGATTCCGGGAGATTGTAACGGTTCTTTGCCCAAAATGCGGGATGCTCCGTTGTGTACAGCGTGCGCGGCGCTTCGACTCCGGCTGTTGGTTTGGCTTTCACCTTGCCCGGCGCGAGCTCTTTACCAAGCTTCGCCATGGGCGCTTTGACCTGAATTTTATAGTTAGTGAATAAGAGTGCGTCGCACCATGAAAGCAAAAGTTGCGCGGCGTGCTTATGGACCTGCAGTTGAAAGCGATCGTAGTTCTCGCCTTCCGGGTTGTTAAACGTTTTTTCGGTCGAATGGCCGATCATAATCGTTAACATGCCTTTTTCGTCGCGCAGGCGTTCGATTAGCGCTAGGCATCTTTGCCAAGTATCAAGCGCCAAAACATAACCCTTTCCATAGTCGAAATCGCCGATGCTCTTTTTGTGCTGGCCTTCGCAAACGGCTTCGAAAATCAGTCGCTCGAGCCCGTCAAGCGCATCAATAACGACCGTCTGGAATTCATGCGATTCGTGGTAAAGGAGCGTTAACGCATTTTCCACGTCGTCGAATGACTGGCACAGCGGGAAGGTTGCGAGGGATAACCGGCCTTGGCCTTTCTCCGTCGGAACGAAGATTGGCGAAGGTGATTCGCTCGCGAACGTCGTTTTCCCGATACCGGGCACGCCGTAAAGGATAATCCGGGGCGGTTCGATATTTTGGCCGGTGGTGATGTCGTCCATTGAAAATGACATTTCGATTCTCTGCTATGTGTTGAAAAAACTTGTCCTGAAAAAGTGCTAGCGCTTGGCTTTGGAGCTCTGCAGCGGTGGAAGCTTAAAGCGAGGTTCCTTGTCAATCTCGCTGGCGTAGGCGCTCGATTCTTCCGCGGAAATCCATCCGACTTCCCGGAATAAGTTCCGAACGTGGAATATGCCGATGATCGCAAAAATGACAGTGGCGACGCGAATGCAAACCATTACGTCGTGGCTCCACCAAAACTTCGCGCCTAGAATAGTTTCGTTTATTGGTTCGGTCGTGTTCATTGGTCGTGTTTTCCTTTTCTTCGTTTTGGTCGTTTACCAGCGTTTGATATTTTTGATCGTGTCTTCAATCATTAGGGCAAATGCCACTATGACGATTACAAATCCGGCTATCCATAGTATTTCGATTAACCAATGCGGCATCGTGATTTTCCTTTGTGTTATTCGTTTACTCGTCCTTGCCTTTCACCGGATATTTTACGGGTTCTTCTTCAACTAGCAGAATGGCGCGAGCAACATGCAAGTCATGATTTCTTCGGAAGCCTTCCCATTCCTTTAAAACGTCTTTTTCCTGCATGAAAATATAGCTGTCGAAGGGAATTTGGTTTTCAACGTACAAGCTACACGCATCTTTTGCCGTGTCGCCTAGTGTCCTTGTGTCCGGTCTTCCTTCGTCGTTCACGACAACATATCCTTCTCGAGCTAGTTTCATAACTATCCTTTTAAACGCTCGTTGCGTGCGCCAGTGTGGCCGCAAGGCTCGATTGCAGATTGGCAGATTTTCGCGATCGGAGCTCTCGGCGGAGCGCTTCAATCGTTTGCAGCGTTTCTTGCCAATTTTCGGATCCGGGTTCTTGGTTTCGGATCAAGTCCGTTCGAAGCTTCGCGTAAAACGTGGCGAGGTCGTTAAATGTCCATGTTTCGAACGAAGCGAGGTCAACATTTTGTTGTTTCGTTCGTTTCGCGATTTCTTGCTGTACGATGTAAAACCACGGCGGCAACGCGGATTCGTCGGATCCGGCTCCAAAGCGACTGTAAAACTCGCGAAAAACGTTCGCGGCCTGCAACATCTGGAAAAGTTGCGCGGAAGTGCAAGCGGACAGGTTGTTTAGTGGTGAAAATTCTTGGGCAAACATAAATCCTTTTCTCCGTATTCTAAGTTGGCCCGGCGAACCGGGCTTTGGTCGTTCTGTTAGTATCCGGCTCCGCCTAACAACGCGTCCGCAATGTGGTTGCGGTCCTGTCTTGTTAAGTGGTCGAAGTGCCGGGAATCAACCTGACATCCGCTAACCATCAATAAATATCCTGTGAAAACCGCAGCTAAAATAATTTGATACATGGTCGTGTCGTCCTTTTTTATTGCGTGGTTATTTATCGCAATATTCGGATGCGCACGCAAGAAAAAAGTATCGGTTAATTGTCACGACGAAATATCAAACGTTCCACAGTCAATGTAATTTTCTAATTTATCGTCGATATCGTCTTTAAAGCGCCTTAAGAAATTGTCGCGCCATGCGTTAAATTTGGTTTTGTCGGAAACTAATGCAGCCGCGCGGAGGTCGCGTTTCAGGTTTCGAATGGTGCGGTCCTTCTGGAAAATCGTTTTTTCGTGTTCTTCGATTTTCTGTTGGAGCTCGTTAACCATTCGGGTTCGGAATTCGTCGATGTTCGCTGGCGGAGCAACTTCGATAAAGCTTGCTAGCTGTAATGGTTTGGTCGGTTTTCGATTCGTCATGTGTCCTCGGTTAAAAATTTGTAAGTTCGGTAATTATCTTCTGTTTTTCCCGTTCTAAGAAAGCTAGGACGTGATCGAAAATTTCATCCAACAAACCGCCTGTGCGAGCGAAGCTGTCTAAGATTTCATGCCATGCGCCCGATGGGTTTTTTCGCTCCCTTGCTATCTCGATCGCGACCGTCATGTGTTTGAGATTTTGGCGCAGGCGGCGTACTTCCGTATATTTCGTCTCAAGTATGGTGAATTCTTCCTCTGTCATAAATTTGTGTCCGCTATGTTTTAAAACTATCGCCATGGTGTCGACTGCATCAAATCGCGTTTTGCCACTTTTCTCTTTGGGCTTTGGTGGCGGAACACTGTTTGGTGGTCTTATCGTTGATTTACTCGCTGGAAATACACCTTCGCGCGCCTGTTTTTTGGCGATGCTCCAGCCACGACAGTACCCCCACTGAAAACAAAATCCGGCGATAACACAGCCAATTATACAGGCATAGAGTCGGATCCATGTATCGTTATCCATCGGAAGGATCTTCCTTAACAACTGGCCAGGTTCCGCCGCGGTTCATTGCTTCCGCTTCTCTGAAGCGTTGCGCGAATTCCTCTACTGTCGTTCCTGCTTTGTCGGCGAGTTCTTTCAATGCTTCCATCTGCGAGCTGTTGCGCATTTTTCGGCGTTCTTTCTCCGCGTTGACTAAATTTTCCATGCTGACATATAGGCGTGCGACGTTGCCGAATTCCATTTGGATGAAGTCTTGCCCGGCGCCTGCGCTTATGGTTTTTGCGATCAGCTGCGCGCTGGCGACGGCCTGGAAGGTCATGGCGGCGTTTAGCTGGCTAATCGTCATGTTGCGGATTTTGGCTTGGGTTTTATCACTCACTGGATCTTTCCTTAACTACATTGAGGCGCGCTTTTTCCTTAACTGCATTTAGGCGCGCAACGGTTAGTATGTCGTTTGTGTCCGGTTGGACCTGAAAGTTTGGCCAACGCGACTTCGGAACTAATCCCGCTAACGAAAGTCTTTCGGGTAAATGGATATTGACTAAATGGAGCGCTTCAGCTTGTTGGCAATATTGATAGCCTAGTTCAGCGTTTATCTCCGCCAAGATTTGCGGTGTAAATAGCACGTCGAAATCCGGGTCGACATTCTCTGGCCGGGCGACTTTCCATTTCAGGTATGCATAGCTTTGATAGGTTCGCAAAACTGCTTCCGCGACTGCCTTGATGTCTTTTGCCGGAAGGTCCGTTGCTAGGGCAGTCTCAAGAACAAATTTCAGATTGGAGTTAAGGATCTTCCGCTCGTTCTCTGAAAAGTCCGCTGCGTTCGTGTCGTCAAAGTAATTGGAAAAATCATTCATCGAAATCATCTCCGGGTTTCGGATCCAACGTTTGTAGGCGGGCAAGGTTCCAAATTTTGTTTTTGTCGGTCACGTCGACCGCTAATGCGATAATCGGCCAAATCTCATAAGCGGCGTAAGCCTTCAGTAGATTGGTTCGAGTCGCGTTTTTCCGCTGTGCTCTCAACCGCTCAATGCTGACAGTGCGGATCCACCAAAAAACATCTAATCGGCTTCTGTGGATCGAGGCGGACAACGGAACCTTATTTTCGACCGCGATCCAAATCTCGTCCGGCGGACGTTTAGTTGTTTTTGGCATTTCGTCTTAGCGCGTCGTAGTTAACTCGGTTATCGTTTGGTGACTTCGCAACGTGGTCAAGCGCACTTTTCGTTAGGTCTTCAACGGTTAACGACAAAGTTTGATCAACTTGAACGTCGATCGTTAAGGTGCAAGGTGATACGCGGACTTTCGAAAGCCATTCGCTAACCTCGGCATTCGCTTTTTCTCGCGACATGCCGTTAGAAACTCGCCGGATTTTCATCTTATTGGCGAATATAAGCAGTTCTGCGCCAACGCAATGTGCGCAACACTCTGACGTTAATTCGAGCTCTGGTTTTCCGTCGACGATTGCGATCCAAGTATTAACTATTTCTTTCATTTGCATCTAAGTTGTTTATGGAAAATGGTTTGCATTTTTATCATGCCGCGGAGCTCGTCCGCGCTAATGGATTTGTCTGTAAAAGCTGAAGCGATAAGGGCGCCTGCTTGCGTAAATGCTTCGCGGATTTCGAGTTTTAATCGCTCTGCGGCTAATGCGTTTGTGGCGTCCTCGAGCTCCTTCATCGGAAACGGCGTGGTTTTAATCCTCGCAATGCATTCGTCGATTGTTTCGCCGATCGGGCCTTTCTTGGCGAGGCGGACAAATTCATCCAGCGGAATCGGCGGATCGAAAGTTGTGGTGGTCATCGTTAATCCGGGTCTCTTGGCATTGTCCAAGCCTTCAGCGATTCCAGTTCGGCAAAAATCCGCTGGATGAGCTCCAATATTAAAAAGTCGCGCCGGTTGCGTGATTCGTTTGCTAAGTTTTCCAGCAAATCGATTTCGATTAGCTCTTGATATTCCTTTATCAACTTGGCTTTCCGGGAGGTTTCGATACTTTCATACTTCTGCGCAAAACCGTCGGGCGGATGGTGCTTATGCGTCATATTTTTCTGCTTTTATTCTCGCTGCGATTTTTTCCAGCTGCTCGTTCAGCTGGTTAACTAGCCAATCTTTTAACGAAGGTTTGTCGCGAAGCGCTTTGCCGGTAGCTTCAACCTGGACATAAATATCAAGAATATCGGCGTCGACTTCGTGGATGGTCGTGTCCAAGTATCTTCGAAGGGTCCAAACGTCATTGTGTCCGTCATATTCTTCGTCCGGCAATCGTTCAGTCTGATTCCCAACTTCGTGCCGCACGCTTAATCTTTTCAACGATTTTTTCCTTCGCTATTCGGTCGACTCGATTTGGATTTTGGCGATAAGCCTTGCCCGACATGAGTTGTTCGTATTCATAGCCGAAATGGGAAACGATATATAAATATTCGTCGGTATCCTTTTCGTGTCTTCTGTAGGTCGACAGTTCGATTAGCATCCTTCTCGGTCTAAGCTGCACGAAGCTGAAATCCTCCGGTTGCGGTAGTGGCGGTGCTTTTACCAAACGCGGATCCTCGGGGTTGTTTATTATTGTGCGTAAAAACTCGCCAATATTTTCGAATTTCTTTGGCTCGCTCAAAATCTTGGGCCTGTCTTCTTTTTTCTTTCCTTGACTCAACGAGTGTAAATCTTTAGTCTGATTTGTGTCAACACAAAAACCAATAACTTTTATCTATGGACAAAAACTATGAAAGTGCGGGAGATAGTAGATATATGCGGCGGACGAAAAGAAGTCGCCTACAGGCTAGGCCAGCTGGACACGTCGTCCGTATCGCAATGGAGCGACCGCGGGATACCTTGGAAGTACTGGGATGCGCTTATCAAGCTTGCCGGAAAGCGCGCGGAGGATCTGACGGTCGAAGATTGTTATCAGGCAAACTTACTGACTAAAAAGGGCAAATAATGGATTTTAACGCGGAGAAACTTCCGGCCTTAACCTTCGAAGAATTGTTGGAGCTCGCGCACAATGTTGTGGGTGAAGCTATGGACGACATTATGTCCGTGGGCGAGGGCGAACACACCTTTAAAACCGTGGCCACTAAGATAATCAACAATGGGGCAACGCTGCACGCGCGCTTAACAATGATTGGTCAATATATCAGTCCAATGATGAATGCAGATTGGTCGCTGCATTCTCGATATGCTGCAGCACAGAAAAAACCAAAACCGCACTTAACCAAGGTCAAAGGATGAAATACGCAGCGACAACGGACGTTTCGTCCGAGCGTTCTCGAGGTGAAATCGAAAAAATTCTGCAGCGGTATGGCGCTTCGCACTTCTTTTATGCGAGCTCGCCGGACTGTGCCAATCTCGGTTTTACCGTGCGAGGTCGAACGGTTCGTTTTACCTTGCCCATGCCGGATCCGAAATCGCCGGAATTCAATTTAACGCCAACGGGACGAACACGGAAAAACGACAACGCTTCTGAAGCGGCATACGAACAAGCCGTTCGACAACGCTGGCGAGCTCTGGCGCTCTGTATCAAAGCGAAATTAGAAGCTGTAGAATCGGAAATTACGACGTTCGAAAAAGAATTCCTCGCACACTTCATAATGCCGGATAACAGGTCACTGGCGGATCATATCCTTCCGCAGCTCGAGAATATGAGTGGCAAAATGCCGCGGTTGCTTTTAGGCAATTAATTTTTGCCGTAGGTTTTTAGTTGTGCGGTTGTTTTCGATCGGGTCCGAGGCGGATCATGCTGAAACACGTACGACCAAAAATCAATATATGCCTTTATCGCCGTTTGCTGCTCACTATCAGGACTATGCCCGGGCGGGCGTGTCGGTCATTCCAATCATTCCAAACGGCAAGGCGCCGGGCTTAATTACCGGCTTAATAGGCTGGCAGCACTTTTGTGAAGTGTTGCCGGATGCGGAGCGACAAACCAAATGGGCGGAGTTTCCCGACGTTGGGATTGGAATTGCACTTGGACCGGCTTCCGGTCTAGTCGCGCTCGATTTTGACGAAGGCGACCAATTTTGGCCCGCTATTCTGGACATGCTTCCGCCTATCATTTGCCGGAAAGTCGGCAAAAAAGGATTTACCGCATTCTTTCGCTATTCCGGCGAGAAAAGCACGCGATTCGTTTTTGAAGAAAAAATCGTTCTCGAGATTCTTTCCAACGGAAAGCAAACTGTTATTCCGCCGTCGCTTCATCCGGTTACGCACAGGCCATATATTTGGGAAGGTGAATTACTCCTTAACGTGTTGGATAAATTGCCGGTTCTGCCTGCGGAATTTCCAAACCAAGTCCGCGAATTAATATACGGGCCTGTTGTTTACTCTGAAAAAGTTCCAAACGCTGACGGCGTGCCATCGCTCGAAATGGTTCGGGCAGCATTGCAGTTTATTAATCCTGATTTAACTTATCTGGATTGGATCGAAATCGGTTTTGCCATCAATACGGTTTACCCGGGCGCCGATGGGCTCGCGCTCTTTGACGCATGGAGCTCCGGCGGAATGAAGTATAAGCCGGGCGAACCTTCCCGGAAGTGGGGAACGTTTAACCCGGCGCTCGAGGTGACGATCGCAACGCTCTTTAACCATGCCAAGCTAAATGGGTTTGAGGAATGGAGTTTTGACGAAAACAAGTTGCTCGAGGGCGTTTCAGAAACAATTAACTCGAGGTGGGCAGATTCGGCCGAAAGTATTCCGCTTCCGCCGTTAAGTATTCCAAAACCGACGTTATCTATTCCAGCGGAGCTAATCGAACAAACGCCGGGCTTAGTCGGAGATATCGTGCGGTGGATAGTCGAAACATCTCGCGAACCGCTTCCAATCTTGGCTCTCGGCGGAGCTCTGGCGACCGTTGCGGCGCTAAAGGCTCACCGGGTCAAAACCGAATCGGATTTGCGCACAAATTTGTATTGTTTGGGCCTCGCCGGAACCGGGCGCGGAAAGGGTCATATAATCAAAGCTTGCCAATTACTTCTCCGCACGGCAAACGCGGCGCAGGTCTTAGGCGGGGAACCTGGATCCGAACCTGGATTGCTTCGCATCTTAAATGAAACCAACGGGCGGACGTTGCTATTGTGGGATGAAATCGGACATGCGGTCAGTTCAATGGCCGACGGAAAGCGCGGAAATCCGCATTACGCGGCGATTCTCCACACCATGACCAAACTATTCTCGGAAGCTGACGGGTATCATGCCGGTAAAGTGTTGGCTGACGGGTCGCGGAGCGATATCATACAACCATGTTTATCGGTTTACGGAACAACGGTTCCTGAGCGATTTTTTCAATCGCTCACTAGTATGGACGCGTTAGACGGTTGGTTGCCGCGTTGGTTAATGTTCGAAGTTCCCGATGGAAGAATTGACGAAAATCAAAAAGCCAAGCTCACAAAACCGCATGAATATATCATCGATTCCGTTCGATCTATTTGTGAACTCCCTACCAGAAACCCGCGATCGCTCGCAGATATCCAGCCAACTGAAATTCCATTCACCACAGGTGCTTCCGATATGTGGTGGTCGGCAAGGAAAGACTTTCGAGACTACTGCGACGCAGCGCGCGAGGAAGGAAACCCGGGGGCAGCAATTTGGGCCCGGGCAGCGGAACACGCGGCGAAACTCGCGTTAGTTGTTAGCGATGGGCCTGCGATTGATTTAAAGGCAATGCAATGGGCGCTTGAAGTCGTGTATCAGCAATCCGAAGTTCTTGCGGAAGCCGTTAACGAACGGATTTCCGAGAATGACCACGAAAAGAGCGTAAAGCGTGTCCATAAAATAATTCGCGATTGTGGATCGGACGGAATCAATCAAAGGGATCTAACTCGCCGAACTCAATATCTCAAATTGAAAGAGCGCGAGGAAGTTATTATGCAGCTTATTCGTACGGAACAAATCAAAGTTGTAGCTGCAAATATCGCTCGAGCTGCAGGCGGAGTTACCCGCGGAACGCGCGGAGAAGTTTCTAAGGTATCTTATGTTTCAATTTAATTTTCCATTAATACCCGTCAATACCTGTCAATACCCGTCAAGGGTGCTTTTTGACGGGTATTGCGCTGCTAATTGCGCGGAATTAATCGGGAAAATCTGAAAAATAAATACCCGTCAAGGTGTCAAGGTGTGACAGGCACACCGGAAGTTATCCACAGGGGGGTGGGCATGACACCTTGACACCTTGACGGGTATTTATTTTATAAAATATATATATATATATTATAGAGTTATATCCTTAATACCCGTCAAAATTTAACCTTGACAGGTATTGACAGCCTTGACGGGTATTTCCGTTATTATCAGCCAATTTGCCAATTTAAGCATTAATTTACTTGCCAATATACTATATCGACATTAAACCGGTGGCCAAACCGCGAATGACGCAATCGGATAGATGGCGCGAACGGCCTGCGGTAATGACCTATCGGAAATATGCGGACGATTTGCGCGCAAAAATGGACGGAATTATCCTTCCGTTCTCTGGCGTGCATTGGAAGTTCTACATGCCTATGCCGCGTAGTTGGTCGAAGCGCGAGCGCCTGCGGCTATTAGGTCAACCGCATCGCATCTCGCCGGACGTAGATAATCTATTAAAGGCGGTGTTAGACTCGCTATACACAAAAGCAACTGGTGGCGATGCTCACATATGGGATGTGCGCGCGTCGAAGCTATGGGCGGAATTTGGGCAAATCGTGGTGTCTTATGAAACGAATTAGTATGCTTTTTTTTCACACTATTTTACTGATTGCTCTAGCCGTTGGAATGCTATACGCGGACGGCGCTTGGTGTGCGTTTCTTTGGAATCATATTGCGCAGCGTTTCTTGGGTGAATACCTCGCCGGTCTTCATTCGGTAGGCACATATCAGTTTATGGCGGTAGGACTAATATTCTTTGCAGTCTGCAATGCGCTCGCCTGGATGGTGATCGGTATTGTGGTCTTCTGTACGCGGGCAATGTTTGGAGCTCGAGCAACTAAGCCGACCGTGGTTAACGTAGATTTACCAGGTGTTGATAGGGGCCTCGCTGGTCAACTGACCGATGCCGAATTAGCGGACTTTATCCGCACGCTTCGTGATGGGGGAAGCAATGGGAAAATACCAGCGGAAAATTGATATATGCCTTTGCCTGTATCGGAAGATCAGGATGTTTTCCCATGCATACCATGCAAGAAACTATGGTCTGCAGTCCTCTGGCATGCTGTCCATGGTGCTATTAAGGGCAACGCCTGTGACCTAGCATGGTTACATGACGATAGTTCAATGGACATCTCGAGCGTGCGTTGGGTTTGTAATGTCCTCTCCTTCAGCGCTCTGCCTGCGCTGCGTGAAGGGTTGAAAGACGGTACGATACGTCTGTTAGATCGGGCTCATCTTAAGTAAGGACGAAGCAACAAAGGTTCAGTCGCTTGGCTCTGGCTCTCCCAAAGAAGTGTCGCGGAGCTCGCTGCATGGTAGCGACAACGGATCGGTCAGGACTTTGTGATGTGTGCAAGCGAAAGCTCTGGCGAGTCGACCAAGCGCAGGACGGTAGACGCAATCGCTTTTACGATTCGCCTAAGTGGAAGTACGTTAGGGACCAACGCCGTATGCACTCGCCGATGTGCGAGGTGTGCCGTGTTCACATCGGCGAGGAAGTGGATCACGTTGTCGCGATGTCGGATGGTGGTGAACCATACGCCTTCAGTAATACACAACACCTATGCAAGCGGTGCCATGCCGTCAAGCGAGGTCAAGAAAGAAAAAATTAATTGATTCAGTCTTTTAATCTTGAATCTTTTTTTTCGTTTAGTTCGCACATTAATTTGGTAAGCTTTTGAATTTCCGAGTCGTTCGGTGCGGGGGCATACCCCATCAAATCGCTGCGCTCCGTTCCGTATTGGTCGTTGGCGCCCCTCGAAAAAAGCACCCGCAGTGTTTTAGTATGTTTTGGCAGAATTTGCACATAGAAAAAGACTAGAATCAAAATGTCAAGTCGAAAAAATCTATAATAATTTCAGGCAGTTACACGCCGACAGCAGATTTCAATTAAATTGTCAAGAAAATAATTTTATGAGCCATATCAAAACCTCGGCGCAGCGAAAGGCGGAAGGCGATCTTAGTCACCGACCAAAAAAGGAGGATTTGCAGCCAATATTAGGTCGGCCGAAAAAGCCAAAGACTATTAGAAAGGTGCGAGCCACTGAAATGTGGGATCTGGCGGTCACGAATATGGAAAAGATGGGCATTCTCGGAACGTGCGATCTGGGTTTGCTCGAGTCTTATTGCCTCACTTATCAGCGGGTCGGCGATTTGCAGGACATAATCGATAAGGAAGGTTACAAAGTTTTGACGCGCGACGCTTGGCGAGTTAACCCGGCAGTTGCTTCGCTCGCGCAGGCGACGAAAGATATTGCTGGAATGTCATCGCTTTTTGGGTTTAATCCTATGGGGCGGGCTCGAATGGGCAAACCGGTCGGACTTGGACAGGAAGATCCGATTGCAGAATTCAACAAACGCCGGGACGCAGCAAAAGCAGCTTCGGCGGCGGAGGAAGCAAAGCGCCAGCAATCTGCGGAGGAAGATGATCCGATGCCTATTGATTTGGAAACGGCGGAAACGGATATCACACACTGATGACGACTAGCGGAATCGTTGACTTACTTTCGTTGCTGGAAGGGGGCGTTGCCGGGCCTTCACCGTGGAAGTTCAAGCCGAAAATTACGTTTCCGACTCGCGATCGGTTGTATGTGTTTAACACTAAAAGCAGGGTATATTCATTCGTGGCAACTGACAGTCCGATAAGCGGCGCGTTTGATAAAACTACGATTGAAGAATATCCAATCGGAATTTCGTATTACGGACGATTGCCGTTCGGCGAAAAGATATCTTCCGCGTCGGCCTCTGCCTATAATGAAACCGATTCTGCGGACGCAACAAATGATGTTCTCGAAAGCGATACTTGCTTTATTCTCGAAAACTCACGTTCGGTTTGTCGTGTTGTCGCTGGAACGAGTGGAAAAACTTATTCGATTACCATTTTGGCTTTTGGCTCGAACGGATCGAAATTCGAAGATAAAATTACAATGACGGTAACGATATGAAAAACTTTCTGTTCGCTCTTTTCGTGTTTTTCTTCTTGGCGATTATCGCCTGCAATAAAGTTAACCAAACGAACGATGTGCCAAAGGCAACTCCGACGCCAACATTGGCGCCGACTCCGATCGCAACGCCGGTCGAAGTCGGCCAATATTCGACACGGACGATCGGAAAGTTCCTTTGGAAGCCGCTTGGCGAACATACGGGGAAAGTCGTTGTGCTTGTCGATCTGGAAGATGTGCAGGTTCGAATTAAAAGCGCGAAAGTTTTGGAAATGATGGACAAACCCTACAGTGGAAAACCCATTGGGTGGGGGGCGATTTCTCGCGGGAATCAACCGGGCTGTTATTACGGATCCAATGTGCAAGTTGAATTTTTCGACATGACACAAGGCAACAAGCCAATCAAAACGAAAGCTGGCGCTGAATCGAAAGTTATTCCGAACGGCTGCAATCGGGTCCAAAACTGATTTAGGTTCTGTTGGAAGTTTCCCGGTTAATTGGACTAAAGCGACAAGCACAGCGCGCAGGGTGGGATCAATGGATCCGCTCTGCGGCTGACGAACACGCAGTTTTGCAGGGTTGTTATTTCTCGAAAGCTCTAGGCGAATTGCCGATTGAGTATATTGAAACCCATTGTCGACAATCGAAAGGCGAATGGGGCGGTAAACCTGTCATTCTAATGCCATGGCAGCGGAATGATCTAATCATGCCGCTTTACGGCTGGCAGCGGCCGGGGAACATACGCCGATTTCGAACGGCCTATGTCGAAATTGCTAAGAAAAATGGCAAATCCACTATTGCTTCCGCGCTCGCCTGTTACGGTTTAGGCGGGGAAGACGAGCCCGGCGCAGAAATCTATTGTGCTGCGACCACTAAAGACCAAGCTGGAATTGTCTTTAAAGAAGCCGCAAACATGGTTCGGCAATCGCCGGATCTTCTAAAGCAGTTCGGAAAGCCGATCGACCATACGAAAACGATCGCCAAGGATGGTTCGTCGTGGATTCGTGCGCTTGCTGCGGAGGGCGCGAGCGCCGAAGGGCTCAACATTTATTACCTCATCGTTGACGAGCTCCATGCGTGGAAGGATCGCGTTTTCTGGAACGCTCTGCAATTTGGTATGTCCGCTCGCCGGGAACCAATTACGTTAATCGTGACAACCGCAGGTGATAACAAGGAAACTATTTGTTACGACTTTCACGAATACGCCAAGCGAATAAACAAGGCTGAATTTTTCGATATGTCGTTCCTTGGAATTATTTATGGGAACGAAGAATTGGAAGAAATCGACGGTGTGATGACTCCGATCGACTTACAAGATCCGAAGTATTGGCGCCGGGCGAATCCTGGATTGGGGATCGTTCTGACTGAGGAAACTTTTGCGGAGCAACTAAACAAGGCTGAAAAAACGCAGTCGGATATTTCGTCGTTCAAGCGCTATCGATTCAATATTTGGGTCGGCGCCGAATCTCCGTGGATACCCATGAAGGAATGGGGCGAATGCGCAGCTGAGATTTTCAATGAAGACGATTTCAAGGGTCAAAAATGCTTTGCCGGACTGGACTTGGCGTCGACTGTTGACGTTGCTGCGTGCGTTTATGCCTTTCCTAAGTGGATAGCCGGAAAGCTTCATATCTATTTGCTTCCGCGCTTTTGGTGTCCTGAAGACAAAGTGAAGGAAATTACTGAAAAATCAATTGCGAATTACGCCGATTGGGTTGCGGCTGGATATATGACCGCAACACCGGGTCCGAAAATCGATTATACGTTCGTTATGGACAACATTAATCAGGATCGGAAGAAATTTGACGTTAAGCAAATTGCATATGACCGTTATGGCGCAACGCAAATGATGACCATGCTGCAGGACTCCGGCGCCAAAGTTCTCGAGTTTCCGCAAAATATTGTATCCATTTCTCCGCATGCGAAAGAGTTTATGGACCTGATTTTGTCAAAGCGGGTTCACCATACGAATAATCCGGTTATGAATTGGATGGCCGGGAATGTTCAGGTGATCGAAGATGCAAATCAAAATATCAAGCCGATTAAACCGACCGGTAAGACCGGACGAAATAAAAAAATTGATGGCATCATCGGTGGAATTATGGCAATTGCTCAAGCAATTACCGTTAAATCTCATAAGTCGAATTACAGCAAAGATAAGGCGGTAACATGAAACCGGAACCACTAGATATAGCTGTGATCATTGCTCTGGCATCTATTGCGTGGGGGGTGTATCAGTTGCAATTACCGTCTGCGTATAATTACATCATTTTTGGCAGCGTTTTAATGACTATTTGTCTGTTGAAAATTTTGGGCGATAAGTAATGGGTTGGTTTCGGCCATCAAAGGCAGTTACCTACGGGCCTGCTCAATCCGTTTCGGATCCGCATCATTGGTTGATCAATGGTTTTGGTACGCATAGCCATGCCGGACGACCGGTCACTGAAAACAGTTCTCTGAGTATTTCGGCGGTTTGGGCATCGATTCGCGTGTTATCGGAAACGCTCGCACAGGTTCCGTTGATGCTAATGGAACGGACTCCGCAGGGTGGGAAAAATCCGGCCTACGAAAATAATCTGTTTTGGTTGCTGCACGACGAAGCAAATCCGCACATGACGAGTTTCGTTTTTCGCGAAACGATTATGGGGCATGTGGTCGGATGGGGAAATGGGTACGCGGAGATCGATCGCGATAGTTTTGGAAACGTGCTTGCGCTCTGGCCTTTACTGCCCGACCGTACTTGGCCGGTAAAATTACCGGATCAACCGCTCTTTTATAATACGAACGTTGACGGCAAAACTTACAGCATTCCAGCGCGGAACATGCTGCACATTCCGGGCCTCGGCTTCGACGGATATCAGGGATATTCGCCGATTAAGTATGCAGCCAACGCGATGGGTGTGGCTATTGCCGCGGAGGAATTCGGCGCGAAGTTCTTTGCCAATGGCGCTTCCGGCGGAACGGTGTTGGAACATCCGGGCGTGGGCGATTTAGCGATGCCCGACGAAGCGGTTCCGCTCGTTCGGAAGTCGTTTGAGGACATGAATTCTGGGCTTGATAATGCTCACCGGGTTAAAATTCTCCGGGAAGGCATGACGCTTAAGCAGTTGGGAATTCCACCAAACGAAGCGCAGTTTTTAGAAACTCGGAAATTTCAGGTTGTTGAAATTGCGAGGTTCTACCGCGTTCAGCTCCATAAGCTGCAGGAGCTCGAGCGCGCAACGTTTTCGAACATTGAGCAATTGGCCATCGAATTTGTAGTGGACACAATGACGCCGTATTTCGTGCGTTGGGAACAAGAATTAAATCGAAAGTTATTTAACGGCGAAGATCGGAAGAAATATTACACCAAATTTAACTTAAATGGCCTGCAGCGCGGCGATTCCGTATCGCGGAGCAACTACTATAAAAACATGGTTTTGACCGGAATTATGACGCGCAACGAAGCTCGCGCGCTCGAGGACTGGAACCGGATCGAAGGTTTGGACGAACCATTGCAGCCAATGAACATGGGCCAAACGGGCGACAAGATGCCGGGCGCGAAGCTGGCGGAAATCACGCAAAACCTTGTCAAGTATGGCAACGAAATGAAGGCGCTAGGCGAATGATCTACGATTTCATGCTTGAACATCTTTTGCGCTCGCCATGCGGCATGATCGAAGGTCATTTTGAAGTGTTCATTAAAGCGACGCTCGAGCGCGCTGCAACATTGACGGAAGTTCCGCAGGCTGCAAACGAAACGCTCAACGTTGCTTATAGTGGGCGCACGGCGAGCGCTCCGAAAGCTTCCGTGACCGCTGTTTTGCCGTTTCAGGGTATTGTCACTCAAAAGCCGTCGTGGTGGGGCGGAATAAGCACGGAAGTTTATTCCGCAGCGTTTGCCATGGCTCTGGCTGACGAAACCGTTAAACGTATTGTGTTGGACGTGTCTTCACCGGGCGGATTTATCTTTGGTGTTGAAGAATTATCGACGCAGATTTACGAAGCGCGCGGTATAAAACCCATTTTGGCTAGCGTGAATAGTATGGCCTGCTCTGCAGCCTATTGGGTGGCTTCCGCAGCGGATCGCGTCATGATTACGCCGGGCGGAATAGCCGGGTCAATTGGTGTATTTTCCACACACACGGATTATTCGAAAGCTTATGAAGCTGCGGGTATTAAAAACACGCTAATTAGCGCCGGAAAATACAAGGTTGAGGGAAATCCTTACGAACCGTTAAGCGAGGAAGCATTAGCCGCAAGGCAAGCCGACGTAAATATTTCTTACGATAATTTCGTTAAGGCGGTTGCCAGAAACCGCGGCGTCTCCGTTTCTGAAGTGAAAAGCGGATTTGGCGAGGGGCGCGCGCTTGGCGCAAAGGAAGCCGTCAACGCGGGGCTTGTTGACGGGATAGAAACCTTTGCGGAAACGCTTGTCCGGCAAAGGGTCGCTACAAGCCGGAACGGCAAAGCGGCAGCTGTAGTTTTCGAATGTGATCTAGAATTACTGAAGCAATTATAAATTTAGGAGATAGAAAAATGCTAGAAAAGTTGCGCAAGCTTTTGGCCACGAAATTCGCCGATATGCAGGCGATTGTCGACGGCGCCAAGGATAATGAAGCCGGTTTGACCGCCGAAGATCAAGCACTTTACCAAGAATATAAAGCGGAAGTTGTAGGCATTCGTGCGCAAATCGCTGTGCTCGAGGAACACGAATCACTAGGTTCGGAGCTCCGGCAATCAACTGGAACCGTGGCTAATCGTCAATCGGCGGGCTCGAGCTCTACCGGTTTGGGCAATGCTGCTCGAGGGCCTGAAGCCAAAAAGTCGTTTGAGAATATCGGCGAATTTCTTGGCGCAGTTGTTCATAATCCGACCGATCAGCGGCTACATTTCCAAGCTGCTAGTGACATGCGATCAGATTCGGGGTCGACCGGCGGATTTATGATTCCCGAACAATTTTTGGATACCTTTCTGCAAGTCTCTCCGCAGGAAGCAATTATACGTCCGCGCGCAACTGTCATTCCGGCCGGTAGTCCGCCAGACGCGGCGATTTCCATGCCAGGGCTTGACCAAAGCGCGGATCTATTCGGCGGTGTTGCTGTTACTTGGATTGAGGAAGGTGGAATCAAACCGCGGGTTGATTTCAAGGTTAACGAAACGAAGCTCGAGCCTAAAGAAATGGCGGCAACGATCGTTTTCACCGACAAGCTTTTGCGTAATTGGGGGGCCGGTGCTGCGCTCGCTGAAAAGCTAATGCGGCAAGCGATTATCAAGGCGGAAGATGTTGCTTTCAACTTCGGTAATGGTGTTGGAAAGCCGCTTGGTTTTGCGGTGCGTGGGCTTGCGGCTTACGATGTTCACCGGGAAGTGTCCAATTCCATTTCCTATAACGACATCATTGCGATGGATTCGCATTCCTACGGAACCGGGAAAGTTTGGGTCGGAAATCCACGTTGCAAAGTTGCGCTTCGAAAAATGGTGGATCCTGAAGGACATTACATTTGGCAAGAAAATGCGCGCGTTGGTGAACCTTCGACGCTGCTTGGATATCCATTCCTGGAAGATCATCGATCGCCTTCACTCGGTAGTCGTGGGGATCTGAAGTTACAAGATTTTTCCTACTACATGATTAAAGACGGAAGTGGACCATTTGTTGCGAAGTCGGAACACGTTTATTTCGAGTCGAATAAAACCGTCATTAAAATTTTCAAAAACGTTGATGGCGGTTCGTGGTTGCACGCTCCGATTGTTGATGAAGATGGATTTTCGGTTTCGCCTTGCGTAGTGCTTGACGTTCCATAAGGAACTTTTCGCCAAAATAGTGTCAGTTTAAAGGGCTTTTTCATTAAAGGAAGCTAAGAAATGTCAGGAAAATCAACGTTGCTTGAACGGCTGAAGCTCGTTCAAGCATTTGCGCCGTCGGTAGATATCAACGATACGAATCCAGCGGGAAAGCTCATTAACTTGGCGCTCTACTCGGATGCGGTATTGTTGCTTCATACGGTGGCGACAACCGGAACCGCTATTATAACGATGGAAGCTTGCGACGATTCCGCCGGAACTAATCCAGTTGCGATTCCATTTCGAAAACAAGTGCTCGATACAGGCGGTTCGCCGGTTGATGCAATGGGGGCTCCGGTCGACGTGCTTGCGGCTGGCTTTACAACGGTTGTTAGCAAAACGAGTGTGTACGCATTGGCCGTTCGCGGTGATGCAATGCCAGCGGGGAAAAATTTTGTTCGACCAAGATTGACTGAGGGCGTCAATGCTCCGGTGATCGGTTCGGCGCTTTGGTTGCTTCACCATGGCCGATTCGCGGGCGCAGGAACAAACCTACCGTCGGCTGTTTCTTAAAACGAAATCTGCGGACACGTTATTAGCTAAGTTGCTATTTGCGGAATCATAAGGAAAGGAAAAATGACACAGTTCAAGGTGATTGCGCCGTTTCGCAATCGGGAAACGGGTTTGCTTGTTGAAAAGGATTCGCTCTATGAGCCCGAAACGGCAGACGAAGCGGAGCGATTAGTTAATGCCAAATGTTTGGTAATGCCCGGCGAGGAATCGGAAGCCAAGTTATTTGGCGGCAAGCCGTTCACACCTCCGGCGCGGACGGCTGAAGTTCAAACCGATAAGCCGAAATCGCCAGGGCGGCCGAAAAAAAATAACGTGGAAACGATTATGTCGGGGCCTCCGATTTTGCCCGATACAACGGATCTTCCGGGCCAGGGTGCGAAAAATTACGAAGCCATGCCAGAAGAAGAATTGCGCGAGCTCGCCAAGGAAAGGGATATTCCAGACGCGGAGAATTCCAATCGTGACGAGCTCGTGACGGCGCTTCAGGCGAGCGAGGTTTAAACTGATGGGTCTGACGAGAATAATTGAGCCAGTAAATCCCGCCATAACTTACGATACGGCAAAGGCTTATCTGCATCTCTCGTCGGACTCCGATCAGCTTTATATTGAAGACATGTTGATTCCAGCTGTTACCCGGCTATGCGAGGATCAGCAAAATCGCGGATACATTAACCAGACTTATCGACTTGGTGCGGGAGATTTTCGATCGCTCATTAAGTGCGATCGGGAATTTGGCGACATCATTCCGTTAAAGCGCTCGCCGGTTCAATCAATAAGCTCGATTTCGTATGTGAATCGGGTGGGCGTTACGCAGGTTGTGGATCCGCGTGTTTATAAATCGGTTCTCGATTTCGAGCCCGGCTTTATTCGTTTGAATTATGGTTTTTATTGGCCCTACGATTATGCGCTTGACTATGCGCGGGTGAATATTGATTTCGTGGTTGGTTATGGTCCGACGTTTGAAACCGTTCCAAGGCGAATAAAATTGACCATGCTGCAGTTAATTGCGCATTTCTACACTAACCGCCAAGCGGTCGTTGTTTCGACGGCAGGGCCAGCGATCGCGGCGAAGGTGCCTTACACTTTTAATTATCTGATTGATTCCGACCGGGTTTGGTAAAAAATGAATATCGGCCAGTTGGACCGGGAAATCAAACTATTGGCTTACACGGAAACGCATGGTCCATCTGGCGGAGTAATTCGAACGGAAGTTGTGATCGCGAATCTTTGGGCAAAGGTCGTTCAAATTTCGGGTTACGAACGTTATGCGTCCGACCGGGTAATTGGTTCGCGCGGAGCTCGTTTTACGATTTGGTTTCGAAACGACATTACGTTGAAACATAAAATCGAATATGACGGTCAGAAATATGATGTGACTGGCATTAAAGAAATTGGTCGACACGACGCGTTGGAAATTTCGGCCGAAGTAATGGATTCGCTGACATAATGGAATTCACGATTGAGGTTAAAGGGCTTAGGGAACTTAACGATCAGCTTGAGCAATTGCCGGTCAATATTCGCGACAAAGCGGTTCAGGAAGCGTTGCGGAATTGCACTAAAATTATGGTTGAAGCGGCAAAAAGCAAAGCGCCGGTCGGACGAAAGGTTGCCGGATATCATCAAGGATCGCGCAGTCCTGGACAGTTGCGAAATGCGATTGTTTCGCGGAAGGCTGGAAATCCTAATCCATGGACCGTTGACCAATACGTGATGGTTTCTAAGGGGCGAAAGGCGGGCGCCTTTTATGCGCATATGATTGAGTTCGGACATAAAATTATTTTGATAACCGGCCGAAATCGAAAGCGCACCGAATGGGGATATTATTCTCCGCATCCGTTTATGCGACCGGCTTTCGAAGAAAATGTTTCTCGAATGATTGAGGTGTTCCGCTCTACTCTCGGAAAAAGAGTTCCAAAGCTTTTGAAAAAATATGGCGCTTGAACATGGATTGGTCAATTTTTTAAAAACCGATTCGGGCGTTTCGCCTTTAGTCGGCGATAGGATTTACCGGATGACGCTTCCGCAAAATCCTGTTTTTCCGGCGCTTGTTTATCAGGGCGTTTCCATCGTTCGGGATGAAATGCTGATTGGTGGGAATATCTCCCCGGATGCGCGCATTCAGATTACATGCTGCGTAAAAAATGTTGAGGGTCTTTCGGCGCTGACTAAGGCGGTAAAGGATGCGCTTCGAAATTTTTACGGGATTTGGACCGTGCCGGGCTTTGGTTCAAACGCGATAAGTGGCGTCGAAATAGCCAGCGAAGTTGATATATATTGGGATGTTGATCAAACTTTTACGACGGCAATTGATTTTAAAATAACTCACACTGAAGACATATAAAAGGAGCCTAAGAAAATGCCACAAACGCAAGGTCGATCGGGGAAGGGCACTACCCTTTTTGTTGGGGATGGCGGATTAGGCGCGGCGGTGGCTGCGTCAAAAACGATTGGAACGGTTAACCAGCAATTAAAAGTTGTTGCGCTAGTTCCCGGCACTTCCGGCAATTCGAAAACGTTCGGAATTATCGTTGCGGGAAATAGCACGGCTTATTCGCAGGTCATTACGCCGACTTCCGTTTTGATTAATTCCGCAACGGATTCGGGCGGGGTTGCCACGACTACGCCATTACAGGCGATCGCAAATTTGTATGCGGATGCCGTGTTCCGTGCGAATTTTAACGCAAATCTCGGAACCGGAAACGGATCGGGTGTTTTGCTCGCAGGCGCGGCCGCAGTATTGACTGGCGGAACCAATAGTGGGGAATTGTTCAAAGCAATTGTTGACGTAAAAAGCATTGATGGACCAAAGCGGGAACGTCAATTCCTTGACGGAACCAATCTAGGCTCACCGGGCGGCTACGAAGAAATGATACCGCATTTCAATAGTTCCGGCGAAATCGGTATGACGCTGCAATGGATTCCTGAAGATACCAGCACGCACCAAAGATTGGAAACGCTCCAAGAAAGCGCCGCGCTTGCTAACTGGTTTATCGGGTTTCCGGGAATAGGCGGATCGATTATTCGATATGACGCTTTTCAAGCGTACGTTAAGAATTTTTCGCCTAAAGCGGATTCGGGTTCGATCCTTACGGCTGATTGCACGTTGCAACGTAGTGGGCCTATTAGCATTAACGTTGTAGCTCCGAACTTAGCACCTTAAATTTCGGGGGTCGTCGTGTGGCAAATGCTTTTCGCGCTCGTCCTGACGTTAATTTTGATTTGGCAGGAACCGCCTATCGTTTGAAATTTACACTCGCTGCAGCGTGTGAATTAGAAAAACATTTTGGCAAAAGTTCGTTAAGTCAAGATTTCTGGCAAAATCACGAAAGCACGTTTGATAACACGGCGATCCTTTTTCACTCTCTTTTGTTTGATAGCAAGGCGACGTTGGTTGAAGTAAAAGCCGCGCTATTGAAAAATCAAAACAAAACGCTCGAGATACAGGCGGCAATCCGCCAAACTATTTCGGCGGCATTCCTTCCGGCCGATGCTTCAGCGCTTCCGGCGGAACGGGTCAATGATGATCTAGATTTACTTGAGATATTCGCCGCTGGCGTGCTTCGTTACGGTCTTTCACCGGAAACGTTTTGGAGTTTAACGCCGGGTCAATTTGCCGCGATAGGTAAAGAATATCAGATCATGCGTGGTGCCGCGGAACGTGATGATATTTCGCAAGTGCAGGACCAAGAAGCAATGATGCGCGCTTGGGATAGTCACGTTAGAATATCGCTCGAACAACACTAAAAAAAGCGCGCAATGGCAAATCCGCTCGGCATATTGGAATTCATTTTCCGGGCTAATATTGCTAGCCTACGTACCGACATGGCGCAAGCTCAAACGGCTTTAAAGACGTTTGGGAAAGAAGCGACCGCGATCGGAAAAACTATTTCGACGTATGTTAGCGCTCCGCTTGCCATTCTCGGCGGGCTCGCTATTAAAACGGCCGTTGAATTCGAAACGGCCTTTGCTGGCGTTAGAAAAACGCTCGATGCAACACCTCCGCAGCTCGAGAAAATTCGCCAAAGCATTTTGGCGATGTCGAAGGACATGCCGCAAACCGCCGTTGAAATGGCGAAGATTGCGGAGGAAGCGGGCGCGCTTGGTATCTCGAACGATGCTATTGCGGGCTTCGTGAAAACGATGGCCGGACTCGGTGTTGCCACTAACCTGACGTCCGATCGTGCTGCTGATTTGTTTGCCCGGTTTACGAATATAACCGGTCTTGCACAAACCAACGAAAATTTCGAAAAACTCGGAAACGTTCTTGTTGGCCTCGGAAACGGGATGGCCGGGAATGAAGACGAGATCATTGATATGTCGCTTCGACTCGCGCAGGCGGGTCACGTTGCGGGCTTAAGCGAAACGCAAATAATGGGTTTCGCTTCCTCTCTGACTGCGCTTGGCATTACATCCGAAGTCGGCGGAACGGCATTTTCTAAATTCTTAACTAAATTGCAACAAGCCGCGGAACACGGCGGCGAGGAACTAGAAAAGTTCGCGCACGTCGCGCGGATGTCGATAACCGATTTTAAGGATCTTTTCGAAAAAGACGCAGCTGGCGCCGTGTTGAAATTCCTGCAGGGATTAGGACAGGCGAAGCAAAACGGCGAGCTAATTTCAGATCTACTTGATGGAATGAAGTTCAAAACGGCGCAGCTAACCCGAACGTTGACCGGGGCGGCAACTGGTTTTGAGCAAATGGCCAAAGGGCAGCAAATCGCCAATGACGCGCTAGCTCAAAATAATGCGCTAACCGAAGAAGTAAGAAAAAGAAACGAAACCCTTTCTGCGCAATGGGCAATTTTCACAAATAATTTAAAAGATGTCGCCATTGAAATGGGCGATGTGTTTTTGCCCGTGCTGAAAGTGATCACGGAAGGTTTAAAGGTTCTATCTCAAAGTCTGCAAGGATTAGATCCTGATAGTAAAATTGCGGTGATTTCAGTTACCGGGCTGCTCTCCATTCTTGGGCCGCTTATTTTTGTTGTCGGAACATTAGCGACGCTACTTGGCGGCGAAGTTATTATTGCGGTTGCTGCGTTTACTGCGGCGCTAATTCTCGGAACCGCGGCGGGTGTGGGGTTAGTTCGTCTTCTTAGCAATGTTACTTGGGATAATTTTGTCAACGGGCTTGAAATTATTGCCGAAAAAATGGAAGCGCTTCACCAAGCGGCGCTGAATTTTGTCTGGACGACATTTCAGGATGCGGTCAAAGGAACCGGCATTGTTCTGGACGATTTAGGCGATACGCTGGCGATTATTGGAAACGCCGTTGCTGATTTCGCTGAAAAACTAGGTTCTGCGTTTTCGACTAAGATTGGCGAAATTATCGGGAATCTCGAGAAACTTGGCGCCGCTCTACAAAGTTATTTAGTCGATAAGTTATCCGGGATCGTCGACGCTGTTGGAAATCAAGTCGATCGTGTTTCTAATTTCTTCAGTGGCCTTTTAGACAAGGTTTACAAGCATTCGTTTGTGCCTGACTTGATTGATGGGATTGCTTCCGAATTTGCGAAGCTTCCGAAGATTATGACGGCGGTTGCTGAAAAAGAAACGGCCGAAACCGCAACTGCTTTTAAGCGCCTGCAGGATCAATATGAAAGCACTTTAAGTCAGATCCAAGGCGGGAAGATTGAAGACGCGATCCGCGCGGCGGTTCAAGCGCAAGATTCCGTTGGACTCGAAAATTGGTTGCAGGCGCTTCGTGACCACACTTACGACGGCGTGTTGAAAGGTCTGGATGAATCGATTCGTGATACTCCGGCAGCGCAGGCGCTCGCGGCAAAGATGGCCGACGCGGAAGTTGCGGAGCGCCGGACGGTTGAGCAAGGCGCCATCGCTGATATTCGAAAAAAGGGTAACGAAGATGCAGCAAAGAATTTAGACGAAGAATATAAAAAAGCGCACGCCGATCACGTTAAGTTTCTCGAGGGCGCGTTGGCTCTCGTCAATCATTCCAGTTCCGTTAACTGGAAAGAAGAAATGGAAAAAGCCGCTGAAGAATTCGGCGTGCAGTTTGTCGCCAATATGCTTGACGGCAACAAAACGATCGCGGGGTCGCTCCAATCGGCGCTTGGCTCGATTATTGAAAAAAACTTGCCCGGTTTTTCCAGTTTGCTCGGCGGCGGTGATGTAGCATCTATCACTAGCCAAGGATCCGCCGTCTCCGGTGCGTATAGCGCTGGAAGTAGTATTTTTGGCGGAGGTTCCGCAGCCGCAGGCGCCGGGGCGTCGACCGGCGGATTGGCTTCGTTGTCAACTGCGGTTCCGCTGCTCGCCGCTGCAGCTGCGGGGCTTTATATCGCAGGCGAAAATTTCAAAAACTTATCGTCCGATTTCAAGGGCGGAGGTTCGAGGGATAAAACCGCGTTTGACGTTGGGACTGCGGGAATCGATACGGTTGCGCCGGGGATTGGAACCGGCATCAATAAAATATTTGGTGGGCTCTTTGGCGGAGGTGGAAACGAAAACTCCGAAGCTATCAAGTCCGTTCAAAACTACTTAAATCAGGCTTTATCGGAAGCCGCGAAAAACGGGACTAACCAGCTTACTGGCGCAGGCGGAAACCCGTTAACGAATATCGATTTAACCTCGTTTAAGGATCAGTTTACTGACGGTTGGGCGGATCAATTTTGGAATGATTTTGGCGATAAGGGCGGATCGTCTTTTATTGCACTTGGTCAAGGGCTCACAGATTTTCTCGGTTTGACTTCGGCAGTTGGTCCGCAAATCGGCGCGATTCTAGCGACGCAGTTTAGCGGTAATATTGATCAGGCGCGATTGCTCATGCAATCGCTCGGTTTGACTACGGATCAACTTGCCGATTCGATAATCAAAGCTGGACTCGCTCAAAACAAAACGTGGCTCGAAATTGATACTAGCTTATTCGGTCTGTCTGCGCTCGCCGGGGAAGGGTTGGTTGCGGTTGGTGATTTGCGCGGTGCCTATGACTTGTTGATTCAATCCGGCGGTCGCGGCATGACGGCTATTCAGGCGCTTAAGGATTTGGCCATTGAAGCGCTCGAGGCAGGCGCAACGACGCTCGAGGGGTTAGAAACAAAGTTGAGGGCTAGCGGGAAATTTACAAGTACCGAAATCCAAACGTTAATGCAGGCGCTTCGTGACCATGGGATCAATAGTATTGAGGATCTGAAGGGCGCAACGACTCAAAATCTAGGTGCGATCGTTGGCGAGCTCCAAGCGCTTGGCGTGTCTTTTAATAAGGATGTTGGGGATAATATCGACGCGGCAACGGAATCGACCAAGCAACTTAGTCAGAATCTCGATCAGCTTCCGAGTAAAAAAAGCATTACGATCGATATTAACTATCAGGAACACGGCAAGCCTGACGAGGTTCCTTCCGTTGTTCCGCCGACTGCTAAGAAAAACGCGAAGGGGGGCGTATTTGGCGCCGAAACCGGATTTAACTATGCGGACAGTGGGCGCGCCTATGCGGGCGTACTTGGCGAGAATGGACCGGAAGCCGTCTTGCCGTTAGAACGTGGATCCGATGGTCGATTGGGTTTAGTCGGAGGGGGCGCCGGTAAGAGCTCCGGCGGTGGCGGAAACGTGTATATTGAAGTTGATGCGAGAAACGCAACGCCCGGTGTGGAAGGTATGATCCGTCAATCTTTGGCATCAATGCAGGACCAAATTGCACTTAAGACGGTGAAAATTATTCATGGTGCTGCGAAGCGTAGATAAATGAGCAATGGAATAATAGATTTACTTTCGTTGCTTCAGGGCGGCGTCGCGGCGCCGTCGACAGCTCCGGCAAACTTTGTTCCGTTAGTGTTTCCGCTCGATTTGCCGTCTGACGTTTTTTTGTCTCCGTTTCCGAAGCCGCGCCAAATTACATTTTCACAGGACGTGCGGACTGCGGTTTCCGAATCGCCATATACCGGTGTTCAGCAATTACAGGTTTATTCGGGCCAAAGGTGGCTTGTCGATGTGGAATTGGCGCCGATAGGTGACAGGATTTGGGCGGAAACTTGGATCGCGTTTCTTTCTGCGCTGAATGGCCCGGAAAATACTTTTCGACTAGGCGATCCGTTAGGTACGAATCCGCGCGGAAGTGCTTTAGGTTCGCCGGTAGTTTTCGGAACGAATCAAAATGGAAATTTGATTCATACCGCTGGTTGGGTTCCGAACGTTCCAACGATTATCGCGGTGGGCGATTGGTTGGAAATTGCCGGTCAGTTATACAAGGCAATTAATAATTCACCGTCCGATAGCGCGGGTCTCGCGGTGCTGCAGGTTTGGCCGTCAATTCGGCCGAATGTTGCAACGAATGAAACCATTATCACGCAGAATACGCGTGGAACCTTTCGACTTGCTGCGACCAATAATAAGCTTTGGACAATCGTTGGAAGCAAATCGACGCCGATTTATCAAATCAGTTTTGCAGCCGTGGAAGCTCTTTAATGTCGCGCACGCTTTCACCGGGATTTATTACTGAATTGACCGCCGGAAAAATCCGGCCGGTTTGGTTGCTCCGCGCAACGTTTGGTCCAACGGTTCTTGCGCTTTCGTCTCATAATCGAAATGCGGACTACGGCGGAGATACCTATTTGGGGAATAGTTGGTTACAAAGCCATTCGGCAATCTCTGAAAGCAGTTTTGGAACCGGCGGATTAACGGTTCGACTAACTGGCGTGCCGCTCGAGCTCACGGCGCTGCTTTTGCGGGACGCAACGCGAAAGGATACGTGTCGTTACAGTCTCGGCTTTATGTCTTCCTCCGGTGCGATACTTGAGGCAGACACGCCTTTTATCGGAAAGTTCAACACGTCGAACATTACCCGCGACGAAAAAAGTGTTGAAGTGGATTTAAACTACGACAACATTTTATTGACGCTTCAACGTCCGCGCGAAAGGCGTTGGACCGACGCGGAGCAAAAGCGAAAATATCCCGACGATCGTGGTTTCGAATATATACCGCAAGTCGCGCAATGGTCTGGATTTTGGGGAAAGCCGGAAGCAAACAAAGGTTCGGGTCACTTTGGCGAATAACTTTTATTCTCTCGGCTCGCATGACTTACTGCCTGGACCATGGGTTGCGCCTTCCACGTCAACAATTATTTCTCCGCAGGATGCGTTTTTAGCTGGCGCTAAAACGGAGGGAATTTCCGTTTCTATTCGCTCGAGCGACGAAGCGCGACAAGTAATATATGGGCACATGCGCGTTGGGGGGATTTATTCCTTTGTAACGACGGATCAACCTGCGGCCGGTCAATGGATGCATTTAGTCGTGACGTTCGCCGCGCACAAAATTCGAAAGGTTGACCAAATTTTTATCGACTATGCGTCGGTCGATTTTCGGGAACACGATATTGACGGTTCCGTTTATGGATGGGCGCGCGGAGTTTGGGATCTACCGATACCGGATCAAACGTCCTATTTGTTTGCCAGCTGTGTGAACAACGGCGCCGTTAATCAACCGGCAAATCCGAACCTTGTTGGTCAAAGCGCAATTCTCTTTCCAAGTCTCTGGACTGAAGCACATCGGCAGGCGGGCAACGCCAGTGTGTATTTTATCATGTACTACGATCCGATTCGTTACCCGAACGGAAACCCGACGATTCAAATCGAAGGTGACATGAAAGCGGATATTTTCGATCCGCGAAACGGTATTACCGGCTACACGAATAACGGCGCATTGTGCATTGCCGATTACATAACACAAGCCGATTGGGGATGTTCGGCCGACTTCACAAACGAAGTTGATTGGGAAAATATCAAATATGCTGCGGACGTTTGCGACATTACAATTAATGGTGTTCCGCAATATAAAATCGACGGTGTTTTTTCTCTTTCTTCAGCAACGAATCCAATCGATATTCTTCGCAAAATGGCTTCGGCTATTGGTGGCGACGTTGTATTTACCTCCGGCCGGTGGAAAGTCTTTCCGGGCGCGTGGCGGGAACCGGCCATAACGCTGACTGCTGACGATATTCGTGGGTCGATGTCTCTAACGACGCACCTTGACCGCACGGACGCCTTTAATACCGTGACGGGCAAATTTGTAGGGCCATGGGGCAACTGGCAAGAAACGAATTACCCGGCTGTAACGAATGCGCTTTATCTCGCCGAAGATGGCGAGGAAATAACGCAGGACATTACGTTACCGTTTACCAATGACGTTGTGCTTTGCCAGCGCATCGCGAAAATTTATTTGGAACAAGCGCGCCAAGGAATTTATTTCGAGCGCGTTTTTTCGCTGAAAGCGTATCAACTCGAGCTCGCCGATAATGTTTATATTAACGATCCTGATTTTGGTTGGATAGCGAAAGCGTTTAAGGTTGTAACCTGGGAATTGCAAACGCAGTCGGCCGGAAGTGTGCCGGAAATCTTGGTAAAACTTGGTTGCCAGGAAACTGCGCCGGGCGTGTATCTTTGGAATAACGGCGAGCAAACGACCGTTGACGTTGCGCCTAATACCAACTTACCGGATCCAAATTACGTTCTTCCTCCGACTAACGTTGTTCTCGATTCCAGCACGGCGCAACTGCTTAAGCGCACAGACGGATCCATTATAACGCGGGTTAAAATTACCTGGACGCCGACGGCGGATCCATACGTTAAGAATGACGGAAATTATCAAATCCAGTGGCAAGTGATTGGCTCAACGGAATGGACCGATACAACGCCGATTCCGGGAAGCAATAGTCTTGCCTACATTTCGGATGCGCCGGACGGCGTGTTTATCAATGTTCGGATCCGTTCGCGAAACGGAATCGGGAATCCAAGTTCCTGGGTAACGATAAACGGATATTTCGTTATCGGACAAACTGCGAATCCGACAACGCCAACAAACTTTTCGGCAGTCGCGCAGGCGTATGGAATTTATTTTTCTTGGACTCCGATCACTGACGTGGACGCGGACGCCTATATTATTCGACTTGGAACAACATGGAGCGAGGATCCGGCAACGATTGTTACAATCGAAGCACATCCGAAGTCGAATTACACTTGGAACATAAAAGCCGCTGGCACGTATAATTTTATCATGCGTGCTGTTGACCGGTCGGGTAATGAATCGGGGGATTGTTACGCGACCGTTGAAATCCAAGCGCCAGGAATGGTCGAACCGGCCTTTCGAATTATTGGCGGTGATTTGCTTTTAACGTGGCCGCAGGTCGCAGCCGGGCAGTTTGCGGTTCGCGATTACGAAATCAGATATGGCGATATTTATGCCGATTCAATTTTGGTCGCAGCCAATGTTGCAGGCACGACTTACACGCTTATGATTGCGTGGGGCGGTTCTCGTCGGTTCTGGATTTCCGCGCGCGACGTGGCGCTGAATCTAGGAATGCCTGCGCCGATCGACGTTGTGGTTCAAGTGCCAACGGCGGTTCGAAGTCTCTCGGCGGAGGTTGTCGATAATAATGTGTTGCTTCGTTGGTTGGCGCCGGATGCGCTGACGGTTCCAATTAAGGTCTATAAGATTTTTAAAGGTGATGTATTTGCGAGCGCCGATTTAGTCGGAGAATCGGCCGGAACTTTCACAACTGTTTTTGAACAAGCTTCCGGCACATATTCTTACTATGTGCAGCCGATCGATACGGCCGGGAATATCGGTCCGGCATCCAAAATTATGGCGCTTGTTAATCAACCGCCGGATTATAAACTTCAGTACGATCAGGAAATTGATTTATCGACGGTGACGCTAACAAATGCCGTTGTCGTGCGGGGCGGTATTGTTGCGCCGGTCATACTTGGTCGAACATGGGCGGAACATTTTGCGGACAACGGTTGGAACACGTTGCGAGATCAAGCCAATGCAGGGTTTCCAATATATGTTCAGCCGTCAAATCCGACAGTGGCGTTTGTTGAGAAAGTAATTGATTTTGGCGCTGTGCTTCCGGCAACGATCGCGACGTTGCAAATGACGCGGACGGATCAATTCGGGAATCCAGTTGTTGTTATTCGTTTTTTTGCGTCAACTGACGGTGTTACCTATACGTCGGGAATTTCTGGACCTTCCGCGCTTATTCCCGATCTTCGTTATTTGAAAATTCGAATCGAAATTAATGCGCTTGTTAATTCCGATTTAACTTTCCTCGAGCATTTGAGATTAAAGCTTGCTGTTAAGCTTCGGACTGATTCGGGAACCGCTAACGCAGTTGCTTCGGATGTGGGCGGAACAACAATTCCATTTAATATTTCATTTATTGATGTTGATGGACCGCCGACGGTTACACCAAACGTCAACGGAAGTGCCTACAAAATAGCTGTTGCAATTACCAATTTCCTAGATGGACCTTATCCGGTAGATTTTAAGGTGTTGGTTTACGATGCGGATCCGACTAGTCCGACAAACGGTCAACGGATTGATTTAAAAGTGGGTTGGTTAGCCAGGGGAATCGCTAGATGAGTGCAATAAATTGGTTAGATCCAACGGTTTTAACGTTGGTTCTCGATTTTCCGGCAGCGGTTGTTACGCGGTTTAACGCTATAAAAACGATGTCCTATGATGTCGGAGATACTAATCACGTTGTCGGAACTAAGCGTTTAAATACCGGCACGACGCCGGAAACGATTCAGACTTGGAATGGTATGGCTTGGGTCGATGCGATGCCGCATATAACGGGCCACGTCAATTCGACTTTAAACCCGCACAATACGACGGCGGTGCAAGTCGGAGCTCCTGACCTGATTATGTTTAATGGTCATACCGGCCGGACAGATAACCCGCACAATACGACAGCGACGCAAGTTGGCGCTCCGACCGTTGCGGCGTTTAATGCGCATACGGCGAATTTAAGCAATCCGCATAATGTGACGGCTGCGCAGGCGGGCGCGCTCGCTAAGACTTTAAATCTTTCTGATTTATCCGACGCTCCGGCCGCGCGAAATAATATCGCAGCGGCCTCCGCTGCAACTCTTTCCGCGCATGTTACCAATACTTCGAATCCACACGCGACAACGCCGGAACAAATCGGCGCTTTGAAAATAGCAAATTACTTGACCGAAATTGCTGCGCTCGGATTGCTTTATCAAAATACGGCGCGAGCGCAGCTTTTAGCGGCTGCGGCGGGAACGAATTTTGATATTACTAGCATGGGCGGATGTTCGTCGTTCAGTGTTGGAACGGCAATGACTTTCGGCACGTCGACAAGTTCGCCGATATCGTTTTATGTCAACAATAACACGCGTGGAATGATTATCCAGTCGCCGACCGGAAACGTTGTTCCTTACTTGAATAACCTGCAGAGTTTTGGAAGTCCGACTAATTATTGGTCTAGTATTTACACTGTAGGGATGCTCGGATATCCGGGTGTGCCGTTAAATTTACTTGGCGATCTGGAAGTTGATGTAAGCAATAATACGACAGGCGCGCTTTGTAAATTTAACTCGGTTGGCGTGCCGGGTATGAAACCCGGTGTGGGAGCAACTTACGTCGGGAGCTCCGGCAGTAAATTTTCGGGCATGTGGGCAACTGTATATTCGACTTTCACCGGTTGCCATCCGGTTGCGGACGTTGCGCCGGATGTTCAAATCGGTGATGTCGTGTCGCTCATTGCCGGTCGGATTGCAGTTAAAACAACGCGCGAGAATTCAGCGGCATGTTTCGGGATTTATCATGGGCGGAGCGATAACCAACATTTGGTTGCGGCGCTAGGCGATACGGAAGCGGATCCGGTGCTAGGCTGGCCGTGCGTTAATCATGGTGGGCCAATTCTAATTGGAACTCGCCTTGTTGCTTCCGTCGTGCCGGGAAAGGTTAAGGCGAGGGAAGCGCAGCACGACGAAGATCAGCCGACTCTAGGAAAAGCTTTTGACGTTGCAGAATTCGACGATAGTGGAATGGCGATTGTTTACGGGATAATATACACAGGCTAGTTATGGAAATTAAATTTTCGATTCCCGACGATCACGCCGAATCGCTGGCGGAAGCCTACGTGATGTTTAATCCGCGGCCAAATAATTGGAACGGAACGAATATCCAATGGATGCAGCTGCACGAAGAAAGCGTTTTTCGACATAAGCTAGATGCCTGTGTTCGCGGTGCTGCAGCAAATGCCGTTCCGAATATTAACACTGTTTTAGGGAAAGTATGAAGGATATCGACTTAACCGTTAAGCTTGACGGTTTTACTTTGCCGGAAGGCGAGGACCATCTTGCGACGTTTCGCCGTGTCATGCTTGATACGGTTCGCCGGGCAAATCCGGCCGGGCTCAATTATTACGGACAAACGCTTTTAAGAAACATAACAAGCGTTTTGGATGAAATGTTGAAGGATAAAAATCGAATATTAGCACTTACGGGGCCTGAATTTCGGTTCTTGCAGAATGCTTTTTCGACCGTCGAATACCCGGTGGAATCGAACGTTTTTATTATTCAGTATCTCGAGAAACTAGAGCTCTCGAATGATTGATCCAATGACTGAATTGATAATCTCCCTTTCGTCCGATCGGGGAATTAAAAGCTATTTAACCGGAACCATTGGGTCGATAGCCGCGCGCCATGGTCTGGACGCAAAAACGGTTGCGGCGGTCGTTTACGAAGAAAGCGTTTCAGGAACTTCGTTAATGAATGCGATTTTCTCCAATCGCTACGAAGATCGGTTTTTCCTAAAATACATCGCCAAGCTTACTTTGACCGGATACATTCCAAGTCAAGTTCCGCCGACTGACGACACAGAAAGGCGAAATCGGGCAACGTCCTGGGGCTTAATGCAGATTATGGGTGCGACTGCCCGTGAAAATGGTTTTGAGGAAAGATACTTATCGGAACTAATATTGCCATTTTTCAATATCGAAATCGGCTGTGTTATCCTTGAAAAATACTTAAAGAAAGCCGGAACTATTCGAAAGGCTCTCGAGTTTTACAACGGCGGGGCAGACCATCATTACGTCGATCGGGTCATTGGTCATATTACGACAGGCGCTTATCGAAACGTTATAAATGACTAACACGCTGAAAGATCCGCTGTATGTCCTCGTTATCGAAGATAATCACGCGGACTTTGTTTTGCTTAGTTCGCTTCTCGCGATCGATCATGTTGAAAGTGAACCGTTTTCTTTTTTACTCGAAAAAGCTGCAACATTAAAAGAAGCGTTACAGATATTAAACCGGGGCGGCAACTGTGATATTGTCTTACTAGACTTAGGGTTGCCCGACGCTGAAGGATTCCAAGGTTTGGAAGCAATCAAAAGCTACTGGCCCGAAACGCCGGTTATTGTCCTGACTGGCGTTGGCGATCGCGAAATGTCGAACGAAGCGGTTAAGCGCGGCGCCGACGATTTTATTGTTAAGGGCGAAATATCCCGAAACCGAATTATTAACGCACTAGAAGTAACGTTGCTTCGTGTTAGACGAAATTTGGCTCCATCGTTGCTTGTTGGACTGGATCTAACAACGCGATCGGATTTGCTGGCAAAAATACTTGAATGCCGGGCGAAACGACGGGAGATAGCAAATTCAATCCGTGAACAACGCGCCAACAACCAGTAACGAATTGATCGAACGTGTCCGCAAACTAGAAGATTGGGTTTTAGTTACCGACACGGAAACGAAAATACTCGATCGTTGGCGTGATGACGTGGAAAAGCGATTACGGGATACGGAACGGATCGTTAATCGCATCCAGTTTCTTGGCGCTTCTCTTTCCGTGCTTGTCGCCATTGGGGCATTTTTTCTAAAATTGGTAGGTAAATGAAAAAATATATTCTTGCTGCGCTTATTCTCGCTGGATGCTCGAGCAAGAATTCGGATCAGCCTACGCCGGAACCGGTGCCGACTCCAAGCGCGCCTGCGGGCGAGGTGTGCCAATCTTTGGTTTCCAAGCCAACGCGAGGGTTGGCGATGCTTCATTGCTCTGGCGAACCGGCAGCGCGCGCAAACTGTGCGCAACTCGTCCGGGCGATGGTCGAAAGTTGTATTGATAAGCCTGCGGCAAATTACCTAGTCAATGGAACATTTGGTTTTGACGCTGCAGCAATTACCGCTGACGTTATGGCATTAACGGCGAATGGCCGGAAGGGTGATTTTACTTTTTACGTGCTCAATGGGCCCGGGCAGCGGAATAGCGGAGTAGATACGAGCGCGGACGTGCATATTTCCGCAAAGGACATGATCGCGAAACTTAAGAAAGGCGACTTCGGGCTGAAGACGCTTTATCTTAGCAAGCTGGAAGCGCTCCGGCCGATCCTGCAGCTGATTGCATCGCGAGGTGGAAAAGGGCGCGTCGTGGCACAGCTGGAAGACAATATGGACTTAGGTGCGTTTAACGTGCTCGTCTCATGGACAAAGGGCGCAAATTTACCCGGTGTTGTTTTGGGTCGAAACGGTGGCTCCGGCGGAACTCCGGCCGGACTTTATACGGAAACGCATCCATGCTCCATTGGCGCCGTATCGACTCGAGGTGGGGTTATTACGAACGACGGATGCGGATTTACCTTTCCGGGCGAGAATGCATCTAGCGGCGATATCTCGGCGGAGCTCGCCAAGCAAATGGAGTTAAAAGCCGAAACGCTTGGAAGCACATTTATTGCTTGGCAGGCGGGAAATCAGGGGCGGTCGAATATTGGACCGGTTCCGGCAAACAAACGTCCGTATAAAATTCTGGACGATTCGCACGTTAATTTTTATAAAGAATTTTTAAGGTCATAGCCATGTCATCATTGTCAATTGACGAAATCAAAGCTGCGTTAACAACGGTCGATCTTGCTGACATTACCGCGCAGCTGCATGGGATTATAAATGAGGGGATCGCCTCGCTCGCCGGGGTTGCTACTGACGAGCTCAACGTTTATGGCGTTGATATTAGCGAAGCGCTTTTAAAGGCGATCGAAAACGGTGATACTGATTCACGGAACGAATTGCTTCACCAAATCAAGGCGCTGGCGGAGCTCGGCCGATTGAGTGTTACGAATAACGAACGTGAGATTTTCGATCGGGCAACTAAAGAAATTGTAACAGTGGCGACGAAGGTTGCAAACGCATTGTTGCAGTTGGGAATTAACGCAGCAAAAGGGGCATTAACTTGAAAAAATTACTATTTACAGTGTTGGTTTTCAGCGGTTGCGCAAAAGGACAAATCAATGTCTCGGCCATTGAAGGTTCGATTGCTGACGTGACCGCACGGCATGACCAATATGTTACCGCCGACACAACGTTGACGGCGGACGCGAAGGCTAATTACCTTCGATCGAGTGCTTTGTTAAACGCAATTGTTGCAGAAGCGAAGAAATAATTATGTCGTTATCGTCCGGCGAAAAACCTTTTTCTCAAAGTTTTACCGTTCGGGCGATCCTCATTTCGCTTTTGGGCGCGCTCGCAAGTTACGTTAAGTTGCATTGGCATTACGAGATTGGCCCGGAAGACATTCAAAATACGGTCGACAATCTTTTGGTCGTCGTGACGGTCGGCGCTAATCTAATGGCCTTATATGGTCGGGTAAAAGCAACTAAAACGGTTGCTGCGCCGACGTTACCAAAAACCGATGGTGCGTAATTTGCGGCGCTTTATTCCGGCTTTTCTTTTCCTTCTTTGGCCTGCGTTCGCGGGCGCAATAACTCCGGTTGAACTTCCCGGCGACGGCGTTGATAATGCTTCCGCATATACCGCTGGCAGCTGTCCGACTGGATATATTGATGCCGTTGTTCCTTACACGGCTGGCGGAACGCTCGGGTGTGATAAATTACGCCCGACGCCGGATGCTGACGGCGACGGATTTGCGAGCGTTCCGGACGGTGGAACCGATTGTAACGATCACGATCGAAAGGATATTCCGTTAGCCTATGTCACCACAGGCTGCAGCGCCGGGCAATATAGGAAATGCCAAGCAAACGGAACATATACCGCGTGTACGGCAACACCGCCAACGGAAGCAACTGGTAGCGGGCACGATTATTATTTCGATTGGACAGTCGGCGTTAATGGTCGAACGTGTTTAGATCCAGCAAATCCCTGCAAAGATTATCTACCATTTGCGTATTTTTATAATCCGGTCGATTCCGAAAAACCGGCTAATTGGCATTTTCCGATTGCCGGTGATCATTTTTGGTTCAAGGACGGTACGTATACCACGACGTACACACCGGGCGATGGGGGCGGAACTACCGTTCATCAATTTTGGCTCCGGGCTGTTACGGGTACGTCGACAGATCCGATCGTTATCAAGGCTTATCCGGGCCATCATCCAAAATTTTCTAACTCAAGCAATAGCTCCGCGCCGCTCTCACCGGTTTACATTCTCGATGCTCCGTACGTAACCCTTGACGGAATCGAAGTGGGAAATGTTTTTGGCGAAGCGGAGCGCGCAGGAATTTTTATAAATGCTAGCGGCGACACAATACAAAATTCGTATGTCCATGACGTTGATTGTACGGATAATTCGAATTGTTCTGGCATTTACGTTGGGGCCGATCCTGACGCGATTTTACTCGATCGGAATTATGTTTCAAATAATTTTGACCGAACGAATGCTGATACCGGTGGTAATGCTACGGAAAATAGTCGGCAGATTGGAATTTTTGAGGGGTACGGGATTGTTAGAAACAACACGCTCTGGAACGTCGCGGATCCGTCGACCGTAACAAAGACCGGCGCCGGGGTGATAATCAAGCACGCTCGTCCGTGTACGATTATGGGATCGACGAAGTGGGAATTTCTAAACAATTCAGTTTGGAATGTGAAGTTTGAAGCGA